GGCGTCTCCGGCCACTGTGTTGTCGAACTTAAGAGTTCCTGCCGTCCCCGGATCTACGAGACTGCCGTCTGGTAGTATTGCTTTCCACAGCGTGCTGGTATCGCTCATGTCCACGCCGGCAGCAGCGTTGTTATTCGGTATTATCTGTATCTCCCCGTTTTTGAGCCGCATACCGCCGTTCCATTCCCATACATTGCCGTTCAAGTCGAATATCCCGGTATTGGTATTATCATGCGCCCACGAAGCGGGTCCCGAACCTGTGGCTACTCTGCCGGTTTTGCCTGCTGCGGAGTCAAAGTACGTTTGTACGCCCTTCTCCCATGCAGCTGAAACATCCGATCCAAAGTTGTTATTGCCTCTTGGCATGAATCCGTTCTTTTTACACCACAGTGCTATATATGCCCACTCTGCATTTGTCATGAGATGCCAGCCGGCACCTTTGGCCTCGCAGTTTTGCTTTGCCGTATCAAAGTTAATCGTATTGGTCGGGTCCTTGAACGGCAAACTGTATGCCCTGCCGCCCATTATTATGTTTTGATATTTCGATATATAAATTTGCTGTTTCTCCACTGCATTAACGATGAATGCCGGATGCGTATCCTGCGGAGCGCCATCTATTACATCGCTTATCTTGCCCTTTGGGATAATCACCATAATGCTGGGATAGCCCAGGTCATCGAATAGCACGTCATTCTTCCCGCCGCTCAATGCCTGTACTGCCAGTTTTAAGTCGTCGTAATTCGCCATTATGCATTACCTCCATCAATTGCCCATAATGTAAGTGTTACTCTATCCATACTGAATGGTACCGGCGTTCTTACCGTTTCTCCGTCTATTACCTGCTCATCATATTGCCGCTCCGGCACATCTATCTGCACAACATAATAGTCCGATATGCCCATAACCAATATGCCGTCCCGGTTTTCGCATATGTCAAGGTGCACGTTATAATCTCTCTCGTATTTGCTCAAGTCCAAAGCCAACTCATCTCTGAAATTAATTCGTGTACCATTTATGGTATATTCTATTTTCGGGCCTTCGTTTTTCTCTACAATTATCACTTCTGCTCACACTCCATTCGTTTCATAAATTCCGTTGTTATCCTCGCGGTAGCCTCGGCATACTCCCTTGCTTCTTTATTGGCCGTTCTATGGTCATATCCAAAGTCATGGAGTATGCGGTTCTCCCGCTTTCGCTGTTCATCCGTCTTTATTATGATATTCATTGATACATGCCTCCTATTATCCATACTTTTAGCGTGGCCGCTGTTGCGCTGCCGTCATAGCTTATCTTGAAGCCGTTTAATGCCTTATCTTTGATTACCACGCTGCCGAGAAATCCGCCTGTAATGCTCTGCGGCTCTACGAATATGCGATAATTCAGCGTATCGCGGCTTTTCGTTAGGCTAACCGTAGTGAGCGAATTGTTGAATGGGTAAGCCTGTGTATTGGTCAGGCTTATCGTTTTTATTTCGCCTTCCTGGTCGGCCAACGCCCTCCTGTGCTGCATTACTTCTTGAGCCAGTGCAGCAGCTAAAGCGTCATTGGCCAACACCCCATTTTCTACTCGATTCAGGTTGTTGGCGTTAATCGGCGTGCCGTCTTGTATGCCCGGTACATCATCAAGCCATTTAAGCGGTACATATCCTACTTCATTTGCCATCTGTTACACCTCCGTTAATGGAAATTCAAATTTAACAAGCACTCCCTGAGAGCCTGCTTTTGTTATCGAGTCTAGTTTACTTCCGGCCACCTGTCCGCCTTCATCGATGAGGCGTATCTCTGATATGGTCTGGCTGCCGGCCGGGACACCTGCCATATCTGCTATGACCGTTATAGCATTGCCGCTGATCGTTTTGCTGTTTATCACGCCGTCGTACCATGTGCCGCCTATCCGATACTGCACTTTCGCTATGCTTCTGATCCAGTCATTTCTGCGCTTGTTCAGAAAGTTATCCGTCCAAAATGCCACGTTCTTTCACCTCCTTATGCCACTTCTCCGCATACAATAGTATTGCACAGTGGCGGATTCGAGTTCGCCCGAGCATATGCCGTTGAGCCAGTTATGCCTCCGCTCACTATATAGCTTACAGTACTTGTGCTTGGATAAACTCCGCATACGATATCATTACATAATGGCGGCTCAAACGCTGCCGCTGCTGATTGCGCAGCGATATTAATAATGCCGCTTATTATCTCTCCTAATGTGGACTTGTATGGAACATTATAGCTCTTAAACGTACCGCACAGCGGCGGCTGGAATATATGTTTATCCCATATAAGACTTATTTTTATTTCGCCGTATATGGCCATCATGAGTCGGTATAACAAATGTGCCGGCTTAACTCTATCTATGAGATTTATTATTTTACCAATATCAAGTGGCGGCGCATCACTGCTTATGTCTATTACTATCTCGAATGTCCGCTTTGCTACTCGCTCGTTGACTTTTATAGGCCTGCCCGTTGCTGCGGTTACCATTTGCTCAATTTTAACTGGATTCATAGGTCTGCGTGAGTGAATAAATGATAGTAATGCTCTGCGCCTATCGTCAAGCGTTGCTCCAGCAGGCGGTATTATGCCATATTGGTCTTCAAGATAGTTTATACCCCATGTTGCCAGCTGCGGAAAGGCCTGATCTGCTATCTCTCCGCTTCTTGTATTTATGTCATCTAATTCCTCACCGATAACCTCGAATATCCAGAGCATCACGTATGAGCTGCCATATATAGGCGATACGTAGGTGATAGTTCTCTGTGCTGTTTCGCTTTGAAGTATTTCATCCATCAGCTCCGTGTTCATATTGCCGTCAACACCACGCTTTCTGTAACCGGGCTTTGTGTTTTAGCTATCGGTATATTTGCTGTTCCACCGTTAAGCAACAGGTTGCTATAATCCGTCACGCCATTGACTTCTAAAAGGAGTGCGCCTACTTGAGTATATCTCACTTCGCCATCCATAATAGCAGTTTGATAATACTCATGCAGGAGTTGTTTATAGCTATCAGTAATAGTATTGATATCGCTGATAGCGGTAATATTGGCTGTTATATTAATGTTAACAGGTTCCGGCGGTGTTACGCTTAACAGTGCATTCACGGGAGCCAATCTATTCTCCGGGCTATCCGGGCGCATTATATGGTTATACACATTTATGCACAGTTCATTTGTCGCTGGATTGCCTTCCGTATCGCTTATAACAAGCTGCACAACGCCATCGTCTGTAATAGGTTCTATAGCTATGACCGAGCCAACACCGTCAACTTCTTTAGCCCATCGCATATAATCGGCTAAATTACCAATAAACGAAGCGCCTTGTGTTCTGTCATACTCTAATATTCTGCTGCGTAAGTTGTCGTCGCTTTCCTCGCTTGTGCCACCTATTATAGGCTCTGGGTTATTAACCGATGACACGCCTTGCAAGGGCTGAAATATCACAGTTACGCTGCTGGCTGTCGCGTTGCTATTAGGACCTGCTTCTACAGCTTCAACCTCTATATCCGCTTCTCCGTTTTCGTTTAATACAGCTTCGGCTTTTGTAGCAAACTCAATTGAGCTAGCATAGTCCGATGCCGGAGTAGCAAATATAAAGCCTGCCGGTATGATGGTGCCAGATGTACCGGTCACATGGACATATCCGTTAGCCTTAGTGGCTGCTCGCCTGGTTAAGCCCCTAATTTCGGCATGTAAGTCAAGCCATGCCCCATAAGCATATTGTGGGTATATGAGCTTTATTGCCTCAGTTAATACGAAACCCATCATTTCAGCTTTTTCTCCGGCAACTGGCCTGACTACGTCCCAAAAAAAAGAGCCCTCCGATGTGTCAATGTCGGCAGGAGCTCTCGCTTCCATACGTTGGTATATTGTATCTTCGTCTTGGTTTTGCAAAAAATCGGGCGGTATAAAATCAGGCATTTATATCACTCCCTCAAGGCTGTAAGTTAAATGGGCATTTTCACCCATTATAGATGTAAGTTGAAATGTAAAATTCACATAGTCGGCCGTCCACTCAAATGTAAAGTTATCAACAGCCTGTGTATAAGAATGCACCATCAGGGCCTCGGTTGCCATACGTTGTATCTCGCTTTCAATCGCCGCCTTCGTATACGGCATACCTATGAGATCCTCAAATTCGCTGCCATAATCCGAGCTATAGGCTAAATGTCTGTATCGTTGTGTCATAAGCACTTTTTGGCACCACTGCACCCATGCTGTAAATGCATCTGTCTCTGCTACTCTATTTGTTGGCTCACGCACAAAATCGCCTTTTTCAAAGTCAAACATCCATGAACCTCCATGCGCCGCTTGTTCATCGCTAGATACATTATCGATTGTAAAACCGTCTTCAGGAAATAAATTAGGCATGTGGTATCACCCTCGCTACTACTATAAAGTCTTTACCGCCGTTGACCTGTATAGCTAACACCCTATCGCCCGGGCTAAGAGGCAAAAGCTCTTTAGGTGTTATAACTTTATGGTTGTGCAGGTCCGCTACATCCGTCTGCGCCATGTAATCAGCCGGTACTGTTAAATACTCAGCTACTAAATAGTCTTGTATCTCGTATTTGAACCTATCCAGTTTAAGCCCGGTCGGTGTTATTGTACCAGTTTCGGCCGAGATTGCAGCAGCAGTAGTTTTTAACTTACTGTTCATTTTGCTCTCTAATATGCTTGCCAATTCTTTATATGGATTACTCGCCATAATACTTCACCTTCACAATCTCAGCAGGCGACATGTCCATAGTCATGTGACCCGGATCGCCTATTTCGTGTTCTACCGACGTGACTATTAAGTCTTTTCCGTCAAACTTAACTTTATCGCCAGCGCGTATGGTATTGATATCAATGCCGTCATAAGTATATGTGTCAATAGGGCCGGATAATTGCTTTTGTCCCGCTGTTTTAGCTTGACTTGCGGTCTTTACTTGACTGTCGCTGTATATCTTTTGTATAGTGCCATACTTAGACGTATTCCCTGTAACAATAGCCAGCACTGGAGCCAGCTTTGTTTCGCTTTCATCATTTCCAAGCACCTTTACCTTTGTTACCATGCCGTCGAGCGTCAGATTATGGCTTGCGCTTTCCATAGCATCTAATGATAGCGTATAATTGCTTGAACCTAGCGGTATTAGGTCTAATTTGCCCTGCGCCATTCTCAGAACAAACATTCCGCCACCTTTATCCACCGTCTCAACCAAGGCATCGCGCATAATACTATACAAATTCTTGCCACCTGAATAACGCTGCTTAGCTAATGCAACCTTTGTATTGGCTATGCTGCCTATTGATATGCCCCAATCAGATGCTATCTTTTTTATAACACTGCTCGCAGTCATACCGGCGTTAAAGAGATATTCGTCTTCACTCTCGGCCATATACTTTATGCGCTCGTAAGCCGTTACGCTGACGGAATGGCTGCCCTTTCTGCTATCGGTAACATCCCATGTTACTCCATCGAATATTACCTTAGCCGTTCCATTAGCTTGCGTTTCCGTAAGCGATATAGGAGTGGGCGGCATTAAATTAGGCAAGCCGGGTATGATGCTGGCCGTAAACTTAAAGCGCATGGCTATCTCGTCCAAGGCATCAGATAGGCTCATGCTACCCACTTGAACGGCTTCCGTTATATTAGTTTTGCCGTTAACCCACACTCTATAGCTCATGACGGTATCACCAGCTTCTGTCCTGGACGTATCAAATTAGGGTTAGAACCTATAACTTTTTTGTTTTCCGGTATGTTATAAATGGTCGGCCATTTAGCGCCATTGCCTAAAAATGTTTTAGCTATTTTCCACAAGCTATCGCCTTTCTTGACAACATATGTTTTAGGCGCAGCTTTTGTATCAGACCTTTTTGCTGATGCCGCTGGTGTTTTTGAAGTATACACCTTAATTTCATACCAGTCCCTGAACGCTATATCGTAATATACATCGCCTACTTCTCCACCTTTAACAGTCCAGCTTAGCGTTGATATGATAACAAGTCTGTTAAAAGATGTTTCAGTTATCATCAGCCGTAATGGCTTGCCGGCTTTACGCCAGCTATCAAGCTTTTTTATGGCATCATTAGGCTTCGGTATGTTTGTATATTGGCAAAATGTATCATATTTAGCGGGCAAAAAAGAAGAGAACGATATGTTCGCTCTCTTTTCGCCTTGCGGGAAGTCAACTTCGCCTATTCGGTATATATCAATAGTTTCTATTTCTTTTTCAGTTTGTACCTGCAACTCCTCAGGGTTAACAGGAAAACGGAATACTTCATTTTTAGTCGTATTCGTCAGGTAAAAGTCCATTTAGCCACCTCACTCTTGTAACTTGTCTATTGCGTTTCCTATAACAACCAACTGCGTAGTAGTGCCCCCCAGTTTATTTTCCACATCGGCTAAGCCTACCGCATAACCATAAACCGCTACATGATCGCCTACCTTTATATCGCCAGTGCTGCCAAGATGTAAATAATCCAAGATTGTGATTGAGTTTGCAGCATTATCCGGTATAAATACTATTTCTCCAACGGTATTACCGTTGTTAATCGCATTTGCGATATCGCTACTCGGTGGGTAATCTTGCACAATCGATACATAGCCGGTAACTTTTATTGGTTTACCGTAATATTCCCACGGGGCTTTCATTACCAGGGCCGGATCAGGTTCTGCAATATTCTGCTTTAATTCATCTGGCTGTGTATTAGCAAGCAACTGAGCCGCTACCGCTATATTGCCGTTTGTTTCGATGTTTACATCGCTTGTATTCCATCGCTCAGTCATAATTGCCGTTGGTTCGCCTAATTGACCTGTAGCGCCTTCGTATGCCCCGATAATGGAGTTAATAGCAGTAACTGCAAGAAATATGGCACATAACACAATACCCACAATAGCCATTCCTCGTTTTGAGCCTTTTAAGCTTTTTATACCCAATACAAGGCCAATAATAGTAACGGGAAAGCCTATAATGGGCAATAACCACGCTACGGCTCCTATAATGCCAAGCACGAGCGATATTATAGCATAATCTTTTGGCTGTTTTGCAGTTTCATTATCTTGTTGCATTTCTTCCATTATGTTTCCTTCCTTACTACTAGTTTTTATTTATCGCCGTTACCAGCTTCTTTGTTTATGGCATCTTGCAATTGTGCTTCTTTAATAATATCTTTTTCGGCTTCCTCTACAATGTTATAAAGCACTGTCAATGTATTTATAACATATAAAACTACTATTAACCATGTATCCATATTAATAAACCAATGCACCCAGTCGGCAATCAGTTTGCCAAGCAAGAATGACGATATCAGCAAAAGCATCGCTGAAATTACTTTTTTATCATTAAACCCATTCTTCAGCACATAGCTGTAATAACTCGTCGATACTCCAATTAACACTACTGTCATTGCTATATATATCCACGCCGGCAACCCAAAATAAATTGTAAACATACCATTCTCCTCCCCTACTTTATTTGCTTATATTATACTCTTTCGGAGAAAAGAAATAAAATGTTTATGATGCTTTGTTGCCGATAATTTCTTTGAGTTCCCTAACCACTGTATTTGCGGCTATATTTGCCACTTCTTCTATGTCGCTATTGCTGTTTACCTGCACGGTCCCAATTAAGCCGTCCATATAAAGGTTAATTACTGTGCCGGAATTGTTTTTGCTATACGCTACAGGAGCCGTATAGCCACCTTCGGCATAACCATCCACACCCAAGTATTGGCCTGTTTGCTGCCATAATTTTAAAGCTCTGCTTCTACGCGCCCTGGATAATGGAATAACAGCTTCCGGTCCTTCTTCGGCTACCATCGCCAGATGCGGACCACCAGCTATTATACCTTTAGCATGCCCGGGTATGCCATATAACCTTTTCTCTTGAATGTTCATTCTGTTGATATCCGCCACACTCGCGGTTACCCTGGCTGCCAGGCTTTTGCCTCCTGAAAGTGTATTAAGCATCCAACGTACTATCGGTGGTGCATTGCTGTATGCGGCATAAACACCGCTTGTTACGCCGTTGCCTAAGTTATATCCGGCTGCAAACGATGGGTCGCTTAGCTGCTGGGCTGTAGCCGCTGCTTTATTGACTACACCGTTCATTGTCATATCGACTGCATTGGCCATGCTGTTCATACCGTTTTGAGCCAGATCAGAAGATATGGTGGCCGATTCACCGACTTTACCATATCCGCCGTATAATTTATTCAGCTGATTATTCATGCGGTCAGTATCTGCCTGGGCTACCTTTGTTTTAGTCGAAAAGTCTTTAACTTTTTCGGACGTTTCTCCGATTGCTTCAGCAGACTTTTTGCCATCGAATAAACCGAAAACATCCCACCATTTTTTTGCAGGAGCTGCCTGAATAGTATAAGCGTGCTCTTGAGACGCTTGCTGTGCCTTGCGGATCTGCTCATTCCAATCATAAACTTCGTATTTGTATTGTGGCTTAACTCCTATTATTCTGTCCCAAAAGCTGTAATCTCCAGCTGCTTTAGCCTTGGCAACAGCTTCTTTATTGCTTAATTCTCTTACCCATCTATCAGGATTAAGCTCCGAAAGATTTATCCCTTCTTGTTCGGCCATCTTGCGTCGATATTCTTTTGCGGCTTCTTCTCTATTTGTCCTTTCCGTCAATATTATCTGCTCGGTTAAAATTCCGGCCGGTACTGCAAACAGCCCCGCAGTTGCCAACGTTCCCAATCCCGTGCCTGCGGAAACAGTTGCGGCAGCGCTCCCGCCTGCTGCCGCACTTGCGCCTTGAGCCATGCTGCTAGCTGTTCCGGCTCCAGTGCCAGCCGCTCCGGCACTGGCAGTTTTCGCTCCGCTTGGCACGAGCTTGCTGAATATCCATTTACCGCCCTTGACAAACGGGCCCAGTATTTTACCTAAGGTTTTAATAATTGGACCGAATACAATCCAGTCCACTATAGCTGTACTAAAAATATTGCTCCATGAAGGTTCTTTCAAAGTATTTAAGTTTTTGTCCATTAACCCTTTTAATATGGCACCTAAGTCAAAGTTATCTGCAAATCCCTTCAAGAACGATTCAGCAGCATTAGTACCCGCTTCAACGAATGGATTAGTATTTATTTCTGGCTTTGATAATGGTGTATGCATTATCTGATCGGGATCTATCTTTTTCGCACCAACAAGCGCCATTAAGCCAGCACCTATAGCAGAGCCTAATCCGCCGCCTATCTTTTCGCCCCAGCTTGCTATAAGTTTTTGACCGCTACCTTGATACCATGTGTCAAACTCATCTTTTACTTTATCCCATGCGAATGAGATTTTGCCTTTGAAATCAAGCTGCTTAAACTCTTCATTGCTGAAAAAATTAGTATCAAGCCACTTAAAAGCGCTCTCGAAATGCCGCAGTACCCAATCGCTCGCCTCACCAGCCACCTTCTCAAGGGTATTGCCCCAATCTTCTATTTTGCTCTCGTTTTTGCCAAACCAGTCTACTAACTTCTGCAAGCGCGGCTCAACTGCCCTGCGTATGCCTTCACCCCAGCGTAGCAGTATGTTCATGTTGAATGTATCCTTAATAGTAGACCACAAGCCCTTTAGCGACCTTGATTGCTTATCCATCAAGCCGCCAAAGCGTTTATCCATACCGCGCAAGACCGCATCTATGACCTTGCCGGACGCAACGCCTTCTTTGCCGATATTGGCTATCTGCTCCGCCGTCATGCCAAGCTCTTGCCGCAATATCTCATTAACAGGTACGCCAAGTTCCTGCAATTGCATAAGCTCTTCAGTTTGCGCACGCCCCTTGGCCTGCATCTGCCCAAGAGCTCGCACCATCCTGTTTATGCCTTCACTGCCCGCTCCAAGCCCCGCGGCAGTATCGCCGACCGTCTTTAGCATTGGCATTACCTTTTGCGTGCTAAAGCCGAAGGCCAGCATCAGTTTAGCATTCTCTTGCAACTCCGGAAACTCGAATGGCGTTGTGGTCGCAAACTTCTGCATGTCTCTTAAAAAAGCATTGGCCTTCTCGGCGCTCCCCAGCATAGTCTCAAACGCTATTTTGGATTGCTCCATGTCGCCTGCTAATTCCAGCGGCTTAGCAATACCAGCCGTTACAGCACCGGCTGCGCCAACGCCTACGCCTAACATCGCAAGAGGCGATGTTATAGCCCGCCCCACACCGCCAACAAGACTTTTAACAGTATTCAGAGCTCCTCCTGCTATACGTATGCCTACGCTCCATGTCTTATTCGCTAAAGACCGCAAGCCCTTATCAATATTCCGTATAGTGCTCGATGCCATATCGTGAACGCTTACGCGAGGCCTCGCCGCCATCCGGTCAACATTGCGCATCATGCTCTGCGCTCTGGACAGCTGGCTGAATAATTCGCCTTTCAATTCGGCAACTGGGCCGGTTTTAATATCGCCCAAGTCAGCCACCGCTCTTTTAGCTTGCACAAGCTCATCCATAAGCGGGCCTTTCATCTCGGCCACAACTTTTGCATCTTTACGGTTGATAGCGTCTATCATTGCATTAACACGCGTGACAACGCTGCTGACCTTATCCTGAGCAGCTATGATAGGCGAAGCATGAGCAGCATCCAGCTTTTTTACAAGCCGATCGGCTTTCATGACGCTAGCGGTCAGTTTATCCCGAGCTTGCATCATCGGCTCTATTTTTTGTCGGCCAAGGCTTTGCGCCATCTTACTCATTCTATCAGTTGACCGTTTAAACTTCTGCTCGAATTTATTTACTTTTTCCGATGCATCATTATCGTTAACTTCTATGACAATTTCTTGCCTGTATAACTCATTATCCGCCACTCTTGTTCACCTCTTTTGCCTGCTGCTGCTCAGCTTCAAGTTCTAATTCCATGCTGGCCAGCATAAAATATCTGGCGCCAGACGGCTTAGCCCAAAACTCATCCGGCGCTATACCCGTGCGTTGAAATATATGATGAATAAGGTTAAGCTGCCGGCGCTCTTTTATTAGTTTTTTAGTTCGTCTATTTCCTCAATACCTGTATCATAACCGCATAAATCATATACCACATCTGAAAGCTGTTCTAACTCGCCTGGTAAAAATATGCGTTTTAGCACTTCCTCAGGTCCGCTGGCCTGATACTTGTTTAACAGTTCTTCAGCTTTAAAATTAGGCTTAACAGTACAGGCAGCAATGAGGCCGAGTGTGAAATTCTCGCTGTCAAACTTCTCGGTATCAGGCATTCCTCTTTTGCCGCGTTCAGTATGTGTGTATTTATTGCGCAGAGCCGCAAGTTGTTTTTCAGAAATGCCTTTTAATACTATTGGTATCCCCAGCCTCTTTATGACAACCGTTTTTTCAGGTATAGGCGCCTCTTCGGCATTAAGCAGCTTCTCGAGTATTTGTGCGTCAGTCATATTCTCATAACCCATGTTTTATACCTCCGCTATCGGGTCTAACAAGTCCCAGTCTTCATCATAAACAAACTGTACTTCTTCAGTAACATGCTCGCCTGATGTCCAATTTGCTATCTGCTTTTGGCTGAATTTGCAACTGCGGAAACGAATACGCTCATAACCATACGCTTCCGGGTCATCAAGTTTTGATATTATCTCGAACCTCGCATTTTTAGGCATTTGCAGTATACGGCTTGTCATCTTAAAGCCACTTATAGTGCCTGTACCCTCAACGGGTCCAGCCTTGTGCTGCGTCCTCGGGTTGCCTGCTGCGTTGAAGGCTATCAAATTGTAGTTGTCGGTTGCCTCTATATGGTTGAAGCTTGCAAATTCTTCACCATTTATAAACACAGTGCCATAGCTGCCTAATATCGTTTTGTCTGGTGTAGTAAACATATTCTATACCTCCTTAATATCTAACGTAGCCAGTGCCATAAATGCGTTCCATACTGTCTATAACTCGAGCGTTCCAATACCAATAAAACTCGTCGCCTTCAGCATTAGCCTGTCTGTCTTTATCCATGTCAACTACAAAGTCAGTGTCTATAAGAGTGCCGGCTATTGTTTCAAAATATTTCTTTATTGCTGATAATAAAGCAACGCGGCCATCGTCATTGTTGAGTACCTTACCGATGTAAGAATCATTGGCCGTCTTTGTGGTATCTGTATTTATGGCATCCATTATGCGTATGCATTTTACCTTCTTCCAGGCGTTGTTCTGGCCTTCGCGCAAAGATGTAAGGGTATTTATGCCCTTCTCCACCCTTACCTTCTCACCATCGTGTACCAATACAAGCGTACCGGCGTTAATAGCGGAAATTATCTGGTTATTTGTAAGCCTTGGAACCACATCATCAAATGGTGCTACGGCATAAGTCAAGCTTTCCGATAAGTCTTGGCCGGCAGCTTTGCCAGCTACCCAGCAGGCCACCATAGCGCTTGGATACATGACACCGTCCAACACACCGCTTACTCCTACATTGACTATGCCTTCATGGTTAAATGAGTAAGAGCGTGCATTACCAGCCGTTATATTTAAGTCATCAGTAGTGCTGCCACCCATATATGCTATTACGCCTTTGCCTTCGGTCCTTAGCCTTTGTACCCATGCAGCAACCGATGTTTGAAGGCTTGGATCTGTAGCCCCGTCTAATGCAAATGTATCAAATACCCGAGCCTCGAACGCCGCCATAGCATCAACGTAATCTTGATTAGTCACGCCTGCCACACCGGCATTGCCTCCTGAAAATACAGCGTTTGCTACAGTAGCTATGGTATCATTGCCGGCTGCTACTTTTGCCGCGGTTA